AGCGTAACGGGCGTCAACGCCAGCAACGGTTCCCTTCATGAAGTCTGTGGTAGTGAACCAGTAGCCGTTCATACCAGTGAGCTTGAGGTACTTCGTGTTAAGGAAGTACATTGGGGCATCGCTGGTGTCTGTAGCAAGCTCGAGGTCAAACACGACTGGTGTCTGCTTGAACATGAGGTTTGTGAAGCCTGCATTGGCCTTAGCAACGTCCTGGTAACGAACGTTGTTGGTCAACAAAGACTCGTACTTCTCAAAGAGGTTGTGGTTCGTGACGATGAGGTCAGGAACATCGCTTCCCTTTGAAGCACGGTTGTACACGTCTGCCATGTTCTGGAGTGACAGTGTGGCGGCCATGGTTGTGCCATGGGTTGGGTTCCACCAAGTGTTGGTTGTTGCGTCAATGCCACCGACTGTGTTGTTCTGGGTAGCAACGATGTTGCCCAGACCATTGAAGTCAGTTGCAGCTGAAGCTGAACCAAAAAGCTGCTCGTTGAGAGTTGTCTTGAGGGACATCTCAGCCTGCATGATTTTGGCGTTCAACAGTTTGATAATTGCCTCGGTGCCACGGTTCTTGGCTTCCTCGATACCGCTGATGGCGATAGAAGCAGCCATCTGCTTCCAGTCGTACTCAGCAGCTGAGATGCCTTCCTGTGGGGTGAGGTCAATGGTGTCATAGCCACTGTACGTTGCAACGGTGTCGTTGACAGCGTAGAGCAGTGGCTCAACTATTGAAGTACCGCCCTCTTCGACACGGACTCTGCCGCGCTCGTTGAGGTGGTTAAGAAGGACGAGGTCCTTGAAGATGTTGTCAACAAGTGTTGGCTGATAGTTCTGCAACGTAGTTGACAATATCGAATTAAAGTCTGGATTTCCAGCCATTTTGATTGTCTCCTTATGGAATTAGAGGTTTAATGTCTTTTTGGCCTGTTCAAAGGCTTCAAAGACCGACGTTGGTTTTGGAGCTTTCGGGACTGTCGATGTTTTATTAGCTGAACCACCAGATACTACAGCGGCATTTCGTTTCGCATCAATTCTAGCCTGCTCTTCTGCAAGTTTCTTCTGAGCCTCGGAAGCTTTAGAATAAACTTTATCAAAGGTAATCTGTTTAAAGACTGCCTCTAAATCAGTAGAGCCTGTGGCCAGAGCTTTTGCTACAACTTCATCAGCATTAAACTCATCACCGTACTTGCTCTGCAAAGAATCTATAGTTCTAGACAATTCATCCATAGCCTTTTCTTGTTCGAAGGCTATAATGCGCTGTTCCAAACTACGCAGGTGCTTTTCAGTTGGGTCCAAGTACTCGTCCTCAACCTCAGGCTGAGAAACTTGAGCACCTAAACCGTAGTGCTGTTGAAGCGCCTGCAAGGTGCCTGCTGGGTCCTTCTGGAGTGCATCCTGAAGTGCTGCAGCAAACTGAACTTGCTTTCTTTGCTCACTGAGTTCCTGTGTCTTGCGGGTATAATCCGCCTGACGCTGGTACCCAGCTAATGCCTCCTTAACTGGAACTACTACTTCTTCTCCATCCACTTGGAGCTTGACGACTTTGTCGGCAATCTCTGTGTAGTCAAAGAGTTCTAGCTCTTGTTCTGGGGCCTCTGCCGTTACCTCTGTTGCTTCGTCAACTTGTCCGTCTACTGCGGGGTCAACTACGTCTTCAGGGTTAGCAATATTAATTTCATTATTTGTCATAAGTTGGAGTCCTATCCTTCTTTGGTTATTCCATTTTGTAGAGCAAGCCCTACATTATAGATGTAATTTTCATTACATTGTTTTATTTTATTTTACTGCCCGCCCAATAATGCTTGAAGTATTTCGGGGGGAAGACTTTGTAAAGAACCTGGTAAAGCTCCTCCAGGTTGTGCACCTGGTCCTTGAATTGGTCCGCCTGGAACTAAACCTGGTGGTAATTCTACTGGCATTTCTGGTGCCATTGGTACTGGTCCTAGTTCTTGTGGCGCTGGCATTCCTGCTCCTGGAGGAAGTGGAGCTTCTTCCATTGCTGGTGGTGTTAAGAAAGAACCTGGGTCTTTTACACCAAAGCCTTGCTGGAGCACATATTCTGCCAATCTTGGCATGTTTACAAGACCCTGCTGTGCAAATGGAGCCATTGCCGAAACCATTTGTAAAGCCATATCTCTGCGGAAAGCTTCGTTTCTTGGAGCTGTAGAACCAGCCTCAACTGTAAAATCAAATTCACCAGAGATATAATCTTTATCAAATGTTAAAAATACTGGAGCTGATTCTGTGCCAATAATTCTAACTGTTTGCTCACCAGTCATAAACTGCTGGGCAAGCATTATTAAATTAGAAGCACATGCAGCGATGCCATTTTCAATTGCAATTAACTTTTCAGCCACTCTTGCGTTGCCTGCTTCTGCAATGATTGCAGCTTCACGGGCAGTACGAGTGGTCTCTGGAATTGCACCACGCTGGTATTCAGATACACCAGAAACTCTGTCAATGTCATTTTGGATTAAAGCTGACTGATTATAAAATTCTGGTGGGTTAATTAAGGCCGGCATTGGAACAACAACATTATTTAAATTCTCTCCAGATTTAACTGGAACGATAACGTTATCTTCATCTGATGCCAGAGCTTGACGACCATCATCATCAAATGCTGATTCCTGGAATAACCACTTACGGCTATAGCGCTTTCTGTGCAACATCATCTGTGTACGAGTTTCGTTTAATTCATACTGCAGTGGTTCAATGGCTTCAAGCTCACCCATTGGGTAAAAGAAACCAGGAATGTCATAGTTACGCAACATGTAAAATGGATGACCGAATGCATATGGCATCTTGACTGGTTTAATTAAGAACTTGTCTCCACCTGAATCGGAGAACACGCTCATCATGCCAGTGTTAATGTCGTAGTATTCGTAAATGTCACAGTAAGCTTCATCTGGTGATGGCTCTGTATTTATCATGTAGCCATTGTCCATGTTTGCATACTTCTGATAAGAAGATGGACTTAAATCTTTTCTTGCGGCGGCATCGTAACGTGGGTCAATCTTTGCTTCCTTGAGCGGACGACGTGTACGCTGTGCAATCCAACGCATATCTTCCATGCAAGTTGCATCTGGGTCTACAAACATTTCAAACGGGTCAACACGCTCCAAGAATGGACGGTCTTCTCTAATTATTGTTGTAGCTTCAACATCATCTGCTGGTTCTCCAGTGGCAGCTTCATCAGCAGAGTATTCAACATTGTCTATTTTAGCTTCTTCAACAAAGCGATAGCCAGTCTTTACCCAGCCATGGCCAATAATCAAATAATCTTTTACAGAACGCTGAAACTCTTTTTGACAGTTATAATGCTGCCACCAGTAGTTAATAATTGATTCTGTAACAATTGCTTTGTCGCCATCATCCATTCTGCGTGGATTAACATTAATCTTTGGACGACCAATAGAAACAGCAGGAGCTAAAGTATTAATTGTTGAGAAAGAAATATTTACAAGAAGTCTGTCACCATTTACATAACCAAGATAGTGACGACCACGATACAGGTTAATTAATCTTTGCCACAACTGGTCATAGTTTTCATTTGAACGCCATCTTTTTGACCAGTCAATATTCTTTCTATAATTTGCTAACTTGCTTGCGTTAGATTCACGAGCCATTTATTTTCTCTTTCCCTTTACAAGTCCTTCGCCTATGGCTGCTAATCTGCAGTAACCATTTGGTTCTGCCTGCTCAACGATAATATGACAGCCTTTCATTGTTGGACACCAAAATGCGCAGTTAGAACATTTGACACCAATCTTTGCGTTTTCATTTTGTGAAGCTGGAATATAACCAACCCATATTCCGTTGTCATCACCATCAGCCAGTTTACCATAATCTTCAACAATTTCAAATAATGATTCAACATACTTGGCTTCTGCAGGTGGAAGTTTTATAATAGGATTAGTTACTTCTTCAGGAACTCCATCTTCTTTTTTGTAGTCTTCTTTATCTCCGTTACCAAATTTAATAGCAATTTCAAAGGCTTGACCTACTGGTGAATCTTTTTCTTTCATTAGCAATCCCACTTTCTCAAAGCCAAAGCTTTACGAGTTGGCCTTCCTTTAGAATCTTTCATTGGACCTGGTACGCCTGACATTCTTGCACAGAATGACTTTCTTCTTGCTGCTGCCTTTGGTGACTTCTTAGCCTGCTTAGCGGAAACTGGTGGCTTTAGATTCATGCCTTGGGCTTTTGCTGATGCACGGCCTTTAGCATTCAACCCACCTTTAGGATTCTTACCTTCTTTACGCTGCCATGCTGGTGTCTTAGCCATTACTTCTTTTTCTTTTTTGGCTTGTTTCTAAGAACTTTTAAATCAGCTTCTGTTATCTTTTTGCGTGGCTCAGCAACTGCAGCCAATCTCTTCTGCTTTGGTGAATACTTTGAATATGGCATTATTTACCTCTTGCTGCTCTCATATTGTCAATCAAGTTTGGATATGGTCTGCCAGCTTTTTTAGCTGCGGCTTTTGCTTTAGCTTTTTGTGCTGGTGTCAACTTCTTTGACTTACCCAAAGACTTTGGACGTGGCTTTTCCCAAACTGGTTTACTATTTCTTTTTTTTGCTGCCACTTTTCTTCTTCTTTCTAGGAGTATAATTCTTAGTTGTTGTAGAAGGAAGGGCTGGATAACGAGGATTACCTGCCACCACGACCCTTGTATCCACGCTGCTGCATGTCTTCGTATGACATCATCTTCTTCATGCTTGGAGCCTTGCTCTTCTTCATGACTTTCTTAGCGGCTTTTTTAGCTGGTTTCTTTTTCATATTATTATCCTTATCTTGCGTTGGTATTTGAAACTGCAGTTACAATAACTACTACAGAACCTGTAAAACCAGATGCTGACTTTACAACTAAATTAGTAAGACCAGCAACAGGTACTCTAAACATTTTTGCATCTATTGATGGACTTGCACCAGCTTCTGACGTTACAGCTGTAGTCCAGTTTGTGCTTTCAAGGTCTTGAACTGCAATTGCACTTAAATTTCCCGTGGTAGTTGAATTATTGTTTGATGCATAAAATTCCACATTACCATCCCAAACTCCTGTGATTCTAATTATTGCATCTGAATAATCAGCAACTGTAAAATCTTTTGCCGTTGAGGCAGCAGATATTGTATCTGTCATCGTTTTCATTTAATTATTTACCTTTCTTTGAGGCTCTTTTTTTGCCAGTAGCGGCCATTTGAGCCATCTTCTTGGCACCGTACTTCTTGCGACCGATTGATGCAGCAACGGCTGCTGGGTCTGAAACTTTGCCCTTCAAAGATTTCTCCAACTTAGCAAAGCGTCCACCGCCACCAAGTTTCATTGACTTCTTCTTTGCTGCCATGTTATTTCTTCTTTCCTTTTTTAGCGGCTTTTTTATAAGCTTTACCCATTGGCGTATCGGTCACCATAACCATTATACCAAATGCTGGTTTACCTTTTTTCTTGCCTTTACCTTTAGCTTGCATCTTTTTTTCTCCTAGTCTTAGTTAAATGCCAATGAATATGATTGTCAAGTTTTTCATCTATCTTGTCAATCTTTTGAGCAAGTTCTCCATGCTGGTTTTTATTTTCTTTTCTTAGCTGCTGAAGCACTACGACTAATGGACCGCCAATAATGGCCACAAGAATAGGAGTCAGCCATTCCATTAGATGAGTTCTTTCC